AAGAAATACCTCATAGTTATAGACGTGTTAATAGTATTTATTTTCTTGTAGTATTAATTTAGACCATACCAAAAGAAAGAAAGAAAGGACGCAAAGATATAAGTATATAAGATACAAGAATAAGGAAGATATAGCCGAATGTAAACGACTACGTTCGGCTAACGTGTCAACACTAAAAGCCAAAAAAATACAAGAAAAAATGTTAAGGAGTGACCCCACCCCCGAAAAAAAGATCGGTTTTCTTTTTTAAAAGTTTTTTGTAATTTATGGTGGTAACCCAAAAACTACATATATCTCGCATAAGTGTTGAACTATGACACTTCAGTGTTAAGAAAATGTTGCTTTTTTCTAGGGTTTATAAGGGTTAGTGTTAAAGTGTTACTTTTTAACCAAAAATATACAGTAGAGTTTTTTATAGTTTATTGTTTTCCCTTACCCCCTATATAGAGACAAAAAATCAACACTTGACACTTTTGTATTGTTTTTGGTATTATAAATTATTATTGTAGCTTTGCACATCACTAAACTTTATTGATAGTATGTATGTAATTTTAAAGAAGACTAGGAACGTAAAACACACTTTTTTAGTGAATGATGAGGAAGGGATTCCGATGGAGTTTGTTAAGAAGGATGATGCGGATAGGTTCGCTGATATTTTCAGGAGGAACTCCGTTAATGGTTCTGTGTACACGGTAAAAAAAATAGGATAAAAATAAAATATACTATGAGTTTAAAAAACATTAGGAGGGAGTACAGGGAGTCTGAGAGAAAGGAGTTGAGTGTTGCGGCGGTAGAAAACTTCGTTTACGGTTTCTTGGGGTCGATACTCGTTGTGTTTATCTCTCAGAGGATGGACATAATGGTTCTGTTGTCGTACATGACGTACTACTTTTACGTGGGAAAGGTTATAAATAGGCCGAAATATGTTACCAGCTTGGGTAAGTTTATAATGTTTCCAGTTCCGGCAGCGTTGGGTGCGTTCACGGGATATAAGTTAGCGTATCTTTTATCTGCGTTTATTTAGGTTATCTAATAAAAAATGATTACCTTTGTAACGAAATCAAATTAAATATAAAATATAATGAGCAGTGGATACACACCAAAGAATTTAGTATTCGATAAGGATGCTAGGGAAAAATTAATTAACGGGATACAGCAGATGTCTAAAGCTGTAAAATCTACGTTAGGGCCTTCCGGCCAGACTGTATTAATAGAGTCACCGAATCATACACACGGAATTACTGTAACAAAGGATGGGGTAACGGTTGCGAAATCGATTGACCTGATGGATCCAGTGGAGAACCTTGCGGTTAGGATGATGAAGGAGGCTGCGGATAGGACTGCGACATCTGCAGGTGATGGAACTACGACATCGATAGTGTTAACTGAGGCGTTAGCGACATCGGGGTTTGATTTAATCACGAAAGATAAGACTGCCACGTTACGTGAGTTGGTTTCGAGAACTGAAGAGGTGATTGAAGAGCTGAAGGATATGAGTCGTGATGTAACCGGGGATAAGCTCCGAGACATTGCCACGATATCTGCGAATAACGAGCCGGAGATAGGTGAAATTATAGCGTCAGTATACAATGAGGTTGGCGAGAATGGTATAGTAACCGTTGAAAAGTCGCACACGTCTGATACTCATTTTGAAACTACGACAGGAATAAAGATTGACAGAGGTTATTCGTCACATCTATTTATCAATGATTTTAAAAGAGACGAGTGTGTGTTGGAGAATGTGAAGGTATTAGTTGCCGACACGGAGATTAGCAACATATTATCGATAGAAAACATATTGAAACCAGTTATTGCGAATGACGACAGGCTGTTGATAATAGCGGAATGTTCGTCCAATGTAATAAACACCTTGGCTGCGAATGTAATGAAGCGAGGATTAAAGGTTTGTGTAATACAGCCGCCATCGTTTGGGTACAAGCAGCACGAGTTGATGCAGGATATTGCGTTATCGGTTGGTGCGAAATATTTCTCACAGAGCACAGGAGATGATTTAAGTTTGATAACACCAGAGAATTTAGGTTTTGCGAAGAAGATTGTGGTTGAGAAATCAGCGACTATACTAATAAAAGACGAAGAGAACGGTGCGGATATAGAAGAAAGAGTATCTCAGCTAAAGGATGCGGCCAAGGAGTCCAAGAAAAAGGCGGATAAAGATTTTATTTTATCTAGGATTGCGTCATTGACTGGTGGTATAGGTGTAATATATGTTGGAGGTAACACGGATTTAGAGCAGAAGGAGCTTTATGATAGGGTTGATGATGCGGTTTGCGCCACGAGATCAGCACTGGAGGAAGGAATTTTGCCTGGTGGAGGTTACGCTCTTGATATATTATCGAAAAGATTTGAAGGAAGCGACAATGTAGCTGAACAAATGTTAAGAATTGCTCTGCAGTCTCCGATTAAACAGATTTTAGAAAATGCCGGACTAGATTACAACGATGTTTATGGAAAAAAATCAAACCCTTCGGGTTTAGGGTACGATGTAAAGAACCACGAGTACGGAGATATGTACGAGATGGGGATTATTGACCCGACCAAAGTAACTAAGAACGCATTGCAAAATGCTGTTTCTGTGGCAGTTACGATTTTATCCACTAATGCTATAATAACTATGGCCAGAAGTCTTGAAGATTCATAAGGTATGCAAGTAAATTTTGTAAAAATAGAGGGGTTTGACGATTCTATAATTGGATTTGACGAAAACAACGGTAAGTTTGTTTACTCGTTCGATAGAATAGTAGAGACCCTCATGAAGAATGGCATGATGTACAATGAGTCTGTAGATTATCTGAATAGATATATATTAAAAAAATGTATTGGGGCGTATGCTCCTATAATAATGAATGTAATATGAAACCAATAGGAAAGTATATTGTAATAAAAACTATAGAGGAGGAAATAGAAACCTCCTCTGGATTGTTGTTATCTGCGGATGATGTATCTGCGATGAGGTATAAAAAAGGTAGGGTTATTGAACCTGGATCAGATGTTAACGTAATAAAATCAGAAGATGTTATATATTACGATAAAAACTCTGGGTTCACGATGATGATAAACGATGAATCGTATACTATCATACAGGAGGGGAATGTGGTGGTAGTTATTTAGACTTCCTACGGATTGTTTTAGTCTCTTTATTCATTTTTTTAATAAAGTTTCTGTAAACCTTATCTGAAAAACCTACTTCTTTTTTAAACATTGGATTTCTCTCAGGCAACTGAGGGATTTCTTTGTTTATAATAGTTTTATATAGCTGACGCACCATTCGTCTAGCCTTATAAGACAGCTCGTATCTTGCACTTATTCCGTCACTCGGGGCTCTAAATATGGATATCCATCCGTTATCCAGCATATTATCGAATCTTTTCCTGTCCCACATCAGTAATTCGTTAAATTCTTGGAATTTTCTCTTGTTAAAAATACGTTCTGACATAAGAAAAAGAATTAAATCTAGTTCTTCTCTCGTTAGTTCATATTTTTTCCTAAAATACCTGTGTACTACTGTGTAGTATTTTAAATAGTCGTATTCTTCAGGCCTATCTTTGTAATCTATCATTAAATTTTATTTTTGTAACTTTGCAATCAAAGATACAAACATTTTAAATGGCATTAGGAAGAACAGCACAATATTATAAAGATAATCCTGAAGCAAGGAAGAAAAAGAACGCGTATCAAAAGAAATACAACAAAAGACCTAGTGAAATAAAGAGGAGATCTGAGCTTGTTAAGTTAAACAGGAAGATGGGAACTTATGGTAATGGCGATAAGAAGGATGTTTCTCACAAGAGTAACGGAAAGGTAACCTTAAGACCTCAGAGTAAAAACAGGGGTGATACTAACGATACCAAGGGAGATAAAAAAGCTAGAGGTAAAAAGAAAAAAAAATAACTATGGATAAGAAAGTAAGAATACCAAATGGGATGACAGCTATTCAGATGGCGGTTCAAGCCAAGAAAGAAAGAAAAGAATCTAAGAAGGTTTCCATGATTGCTCGAGGTGTAATGAAAGGTGATATGATGGGTGATATGATAGAGATGTCTATGAAAAAAAAGAAGTAGATTATGGTAAAGCCAAGAGCAGGTAAAGCAAAAGTAAAGGTAACTAAGTCAGGTAAAAAGGTTAGCTACGGACAGGCAGGTAATGCAAAAGGTGGAGGGCCGAGGGTTAAACCAGGGACATCTAAGGGCGACAGTTATTGTGCAAGAAGCTTGGGTATAAAGAAGAGGTTGTCTAAGAAAAAACAAAACAATCCTAACACCCCAAACAACTTGTCTCGTAAAAGGTGGAAATGCTCAGGAGCAAAATCTAAAAAATAATATTAGTATATTTGTAAAAAAGTAATATGAAATCAAAAGGATTAGGAGACACGGTTGCTAAGATAACAAAAGCAACAGGAATAAAAAAGGTTGTGGATAAGGTTTCCAAGACAGTAGGTAAGGACTGCGGATGCAACAAAAGACAAGATACATTAAACAGGGCTTTCCCATATAAAAAATAAAATAATGGCATATCAAAAATTACAAGCATCAAGGGCAGCAGCAGTTGTTCCTAACGACACAACAGATATACCTAATCCTGCTAATGCAAGTGGATTAGGAAACAACGGAAACGTATTATACGTTGGAACAGGAGGAACTTTAAAGGTTAGGACTGCAGCAGGAGACGATATTACTTTCGTAAATATTGCGAATGGAACTTTTCTACCAGTTCAAGTTGTTAGAGTATTTGCTACAGGAACTGGTGCATCTAATATCCTAGCATTATGGTAATAGGAATAATAATAGCTATATAGCATGTACACACAAACAACAACCTTACTAATTGATGATGTGGTAATTAACTACGTTTTCATTGAAAATATATAACTTATGAAATATAAAGAGTTAAGCAGTGCTGCGACAGGCATTGTTTTGAAAAAAACTAAAATAAGCACTGACAATAGAAGGGGAGTTATAAAATCAATATTAATTGAGCCTATGACTGATTCTTTTACTGTTGAATATTTCGTTGAGAGATTAGATTCAAAAGGTAATGTATTTAGTGATGTAAGTTACAACACAAAAAAAGTTAGATTTAAAGACGTTCCAGAGATTGGAACTGTTGAGTATAGCTTAGAAGACCCGATTTTAGAGATACCTGGTAGTTACGTTAAGGTAACTGATGAAAACTTAGTTGTATCTGACTGGTACAAGACTGTTGGTGACATCTTACTTATTCCAGCTATTGCTTACATTGAGACCAAAGAAGGTCTATAATGGGGTTTATATTATCAATAATAGCTTACTTACTTCTTATACCTACTGCAATAATTAATTTTATTGTTGTGATGTATAAGAACATTAAAGTATTCGGATTTTTAAAAGCAATGAATACGTTTTGGTTTAACAACGCCTTGGAGTTGGATATATTAATGAACTTTCACTTTAGGAGTTTATGGAATGTTGTATTCCGTAGATTTGGAGGGTACAGCTTTGGATATAAAGGGGAGACTATCTCAAGTGCTTTAGGTAAAAATCAAAGAGATAAGACTTTATCTGGTTTCGGATGGTTAGTGGTAATAATTTTATATATAATTGATATCAAACACTGGTCTAAAGGTGGTCATTGCTTAAACTCAATATTTATGTTTGAAGAAAAAAAAGAAGTGAAATGATATTAGAATTTTTGAAGGCTAATTGGGATAACGTTATAATTGCTTTAGGTGGTGTTGGTGCTTATTTCGGGGGTTTAAAGATGAAAAGCATTAACGAGAAACAAGCAGATACTGACGCTTTGGGTTCTATGCAGAATGCTTATAACGAATTTGTAGTTGACCAAAAGGAAAGATATACAGAGTTAAAGTTTGAACTAAATTATGTTCGTGAAGAGTTAAAAATTGTAAAAGAAGAGAGCAGAAATTTAAAAGAAGAGGTAAAAAGTTGGAAGGCTAAATACAATTCTTTAAAAAAGCAATTTGATACATATAAAAGAAATCATTCTTAAATGCAATTAACCAAAAACTTTTACCTACACGAGTTTAGTTGTAATGACGGAACACCTGTTCCTGAGAAGTTTATGGATAATGTTCAAGAGTTAGCGAATAATTTACAAGTACTAAGAGATTTCATTGGTCAGCCGATTCATATTAATTCATCTTACAGACACACAGCTTACAATAAGAAAATTGGAGGTGCTAAATACAGTCAACATTTAACAGCTTCTGCAAGCGATATTACATCTAAAAATATTACGCCAAAGAAATTAGCCAGAACTATCTTAAAACTCATTAAACAAGGCAAAATGACTGAGGGAGGGGTTGGTTTATACAATGGATTTGTTCACTACGATATTAGAGGGAAAAAAGCAATGTGGGATAATTCGAGTTTATTTAATTTTTAAAATTATGAAATACTTATTAATAATATTTATTTTTTTTTCTTGCAGCCCTATTCAAAGGCATACTCGAATAGTTAAAAAATTTCCTTACGTTCACACGGTGGACAGTATTCAATTAATTGATACGATTAAGCTAAACACGTATAAAGTCATTTCAGACACTGTGGTGCATGAAAAATACTTAACCGATACTATTACACTAAACAAGGACAATCTTTCCGTGAGGGTTCTTAGATTCAGGGATTCGATATATATTAATGGTGAATGCGACACGATATTCATTGAGAAAGTAATTGTAAGAAATATCCCAGTTAAGTACTACAAGGAAAAAGTCTTTAAATGGAATTTTGTATTTATAGCAATAGTTTCAATTTTAGCTCTTGTATTTATTGTGAGGATTATATTCTATACATAAAAAATCTTTATTAAAAAATATGTACCTTTGTAATTCAAAGAAATTACTATGGGTAAAATAAGTCAATATACGAATGACGCAGAAGTTGTGGGGTCTGACAGATGGATCGGAACAGATTCTCAGTCTAATGATTCTACAAAAAACTTTACAGCTCAAAAAGTAGCTAACTTTCTGAACAATCAGAATCGTATTGACAATCCTGATTTACATTATAAGTTTCAAAATAAAACCGCTTTAGATAGTAGAGATTCAGGAACAATATCTTTTGATATTTCATTAGGAGCATCAGTTCCTTTTAGCTCTGTATCGACATTTATGTTAAGTGAAAGGTTGTTAGGAAGTTCTCCAGATATAAGTTCTTTTTATACTAATCCACTGATAGGTGCTACCGTAATGATTTCTAGAGGTGATGACATTTCTACTTTTGGAATATTCAAGTGGGATTCATCTGTTCAAAATATATTAGAGCCAACATTTTATGATATAGGATTAACCTACGCGACAGGAAACGGAGATTTAGTAGCTAACTCAAACTATATTATATCAATACTTTCTTATGGAGCAACTGGAGATAAAAATTTTGTGTTTACTCAAACCGTAGCTTCTAATACTTGGATTATAAACCACACATTAAGCAAATTCCCTTCTGTGTCTGTTGTAGATTCAGCAGGAACTGAGGTGTTTGGACAGGTACAATACATAAACTTATCACAAATAACAATAACATTCTCTTCAGCCTTTGCAGGAGAGGCATTTTTAAACTAAAACAATGGCAATAAAGTATCTAAACAATATTTCGCTAGAGAATAATGAAATACAGAACGTAAAAATTCAAAACCTAGCATCAGACCCTGTAGTATCAGGTCAAGGGCAGCTTATTTTTAATACAGCCTCAACAGCTCTTAAATACTATGACGGTGCTAATTGGGTAGCTATAGGAAGTTCGTCAGGAACTGTAACTTCTGTAGCGACAGGAGAGGGGTTAACTGGAGGCCCTATAAGTACATCAGGAACTATAAGCTTGAAAAATGCTTCTGCGTTTACAAACAATGCCATATTAAAGTGGGATAATACAGGAACTCAATTTGTTGACTCTTCTATAGTTGATAACGGGAGTACTGTTACAATAACAGGAGGATTAACTGTAACTGGTTCTATAACAGGAAATATAAGCACGGCAACTGCCTTAGCTACAGCTAGAGACTTCTCTATATCTGGAGATATGACAGCACCTACCGTTTCATTTGATGGAACTGCGAATGTTGTGTTGTCAAGCACGCTAGCAACCGTTAATGCTAATGTAGGTTCTTTTGGAACTGCATCATCCGTAGGAACTTTCACTGTGAATGGAAAGGGACTTATAACTGCTGCTTCTAGTACGACTATAGCGATAACGGCATCACAGATTACTGATTTTGCTACTGCTGTTGATACTGAGGTTGCAACAAGGGAGTTTGCTGCTAATATAGGAAATGGTACTTTAACTTCATACGTTGTTACTCATAATTTAGCTACTAGAGACGTGTCTGTTCAGTGTTACAATACAACAACATTTGAAACAGTATTTTTAAGTGTTGAAAGAACTACAACTAATACAATCACTCTGGCAACTACGGTTGCTCTTGCTACAGCAGCAGTTAGGGTAGTAATAACTAAAATAGGATAATATGCCAATAGAATTTAAGGATTCGATAGATGTTGATGGAAATATAAAAGCAAGTCAAGCCTTTATTGACTCGAATAATTCTGCAGGAACTATAGGTCAAATATTAACATCTACAGGTAGTGTAAGTCAGTGGTCTGATGTAGTATCAGGAGCTTCAACACTTGTAGAAATAGCGTGTAAAAACACTTCAGGCGGAACTATAACAGTAGGCACACCTGTATATCAAATAGGTACTGTTGGTGCAACAGCCACAATAGAGGTAGCTCCTGCAAATGCTTTAATAAGTGCAGGTAATTATCCAGCTATTGGATTACTTAAAACTACATTAGGAAACAATGATATTGGCTTTGTGGTAATCACTGGAGCGTTAACAAATATTATAACATCTCCTATTGATGGAGTTGTTCCAACTACAGGAGATACTGTATATCTAAAATCAGGAGGAGGACTTACGTTAACTAAACCTACAGGAGAAGGTAACGCTATTCAAAACATGGGACTTGTTGGTAAGGTATCAACAGGAACTTCAGGTTCTATTACGGTGTCATCTATAATGAGGGCTAATGATGTTCCTAACCTTCCTACGGGAAGAATTTGGGTTGGAGATGGTAATACATTAGTATCTAATACAGTGTTCGTAGATGAGCCTAATTTAAGATTAGGGTTAGGGATAGTTGTTCCAACAGAGAAATTACACGTTGAAGGAAACGCTAGAGTAACAGGAGCTTTTATTGATTCTAATAACCAAAGTGGAACTACAGGACAAGTACTAAGTTCAACTGCAACAGGAACAGATTGGATAACCTTAAGTGCTACTACCTGGGGGAGTATTACAGGTACGCTATCAAGTCAAACTGATTTGAATACGGCTTTAGATAATACAACTTTAATACAGACATCAGTTTACTCTGGAACTCATTCTTTAATACTTTCCGATAGGGACACTAATATAGAAAATAACGATGACCTTATTATTGAGATACCTTTAAACTCAAGTGTTGCGTTTCCTATAGGGACTCAGATATTTTTCACAAAGAAAGCTGAAACTATTACTTTTGACCCTACTACAGGGACACAGTTAAATAGTGTTGACGGTTTAGTCGAAATGGGGAGAAGAAATTGTGGAGCAAGTTTATTAAAGATAGGAACTGATGAGTGGAACTTAATCGGGGAACTAGTATGATTTATAGAATAGGAACATACGCACAGAGAAATGTTTCTGCAGTCAAAGATGCTTTACACTTTGACGCTACTTATAACGAGTGGGTTCAGTTACCTTTAAATTTTGTTACAAGCACAAGAACGGTATCGTTTTGGGCTAAGCCAGACGTAACCACTTTTAACGGTCAAGCAAGGCAATTTTTGTGTGCACAATATAAAAGTAGTGGACAACGTACTTTTTATGCTGAGTTTAGAGATACTGGGGTTATTAGAATGTATTTACCAACTTCCTCGAGTGGAAATTCTGCTGTTTTAATTGAATCAAATGCTGGTCAATATTTTAACGCTGGACAATGGTACTACATTTCAATTTCATTAGATGCTTCTACTGGTGGAACTATGTATGTTGATGGAGTGGCACAAACAAATGTAGGAGCAAGTGCAACATTAGGATTTACACGAAGTGGTTCTAACTTTTATTTTGGAGGGTTTGGTCCAGTAATATCTACTTTAGGAAATACTGGAACTCAAAAGGAGTTAGCTGTTTGGACTACGGCAAGAACTCAATCAGAGATTGCAGCAGATATGACAAGAACTTTTACTGGTTCAGAAACTGGACTAAAAGCTTACTTCCCTACGGCAGAAGGGAGTGGAGCAACCATCCAAGATATAAACTCTTCTTATACTGGGACTATAATAACAACAAACACAACTCCAAACTATATTGATGACTCTATGTGGGTATTATCTTAAAAAAATAAAATATAAATGTTAATAAGGTTTAGGGATTAATAAATAATTTACTATCTTTATAAAAAATCAAATAAAATGAATAAATTAACTAAAAAAGAATTAGAAAGAATACAAGAATTAGTGAACTCCTTCAACAAACTAAAAATCTCATTGGGAGATACGGTTATTCAGCAGAACGCTTTAATGTCTGACATTTCAGAAATGAAATCTGAGTACGCTTTAGAGGAGCAAAAACTAATGAAAAAATATGGCGAAGACGCTGTAATAAATATACAAACAGGAGAAATAAAAAAAGAAAATGGGTAAGATAAGCACTTATAATTTTGATACCGCAGTAACTGTAGATGATTTCCTTGTAGGAACTGATTTTGAAGATTCCAACATAACCAAGAGTTATTTGATTGGAGACATAATAGCGTTAGTTCCTAATTCAACAGCTCAATATGTTTTTCAAATAAAGGGAACTTCTTATGGCATTCAAAGTCCATTAGGGAGAACAGCCTTAAAGGTTGAGTTTGGCGCTACTCAGACATCTACAAATGTAGAAATAATATCAAGTGGTGACGTTGTATTTAGTACAGCAGGTAACTACCTAGTAAACACTTTTATTTCTGTTACAAAAGAAGGGGTTTCAGGGAGCGTTTCTGTTTTTGCTTTTAGAGCTTTAATAAATGGGGTTCAGGTAGGAGACCCTAAAGTTTTTAAAATAATAGAGGCAGGTTTGTTAACACCTTACGAGTTAACAGTTCCTGTTGTTGCTAATGCAAATGACGTTTTAACGTATGAAATTATGAGAGATTCTTCTGGTAGTGACTCTGGAAGATTAGAGGGTGCAAATTTATTAGGATGGGTGGGTACTACTCCATCTGCTCAAATTGAAGTTTGGAAAAGCGTATAATATGAATATTAGAAAAATATCAATAGGCCCTGACTACAAGGGAGGGGCGATGCACTACATAGTGGGGCAACAAGTCCTTGGAGGAAGCTATACAATTCATCTTATACAAAACCAATCTGAATCTGGAGATATAAATATATGGATAGAAGGAGATGACGGAATAGTTATGTGGAAAAGATTTACTTCTACGATGCCTATTTCTATTGAGTACAATATAAACTTTTAAGGATGACTGAAGCAGAAAGAAGATTACTACAATTAAAGATAGAAGAGTTGGAGTCTCAAAAGGAGGGGAAGACTTGGATGGATAAGTTAGAATTATCTGACGAAATCCACAATATTAAAATGAAATTAAATGGGGTCAAGCCAACAGATAGTCAAATAGATTGTATTGGTTGCGGCTCGTAAGCACCAACTATGAAATCACCATTCCAATTTATCGTAAAGCCACTTAACGGCAAGAGATACAACAACACAAAAGAAATATCAGGTACTGAGTTTATAACAAGCACATCAGAAGAAGACCATAAGTTTTCAAATCGTTACGCAGAAGTAATAGAAACGCCATTAGGATATGAAGGTAAAATTAAAATTGGTGACACTTTACTTGTTCATCATAATGTTTTTAAGTTTTATTTTGATATGCAGGGAAGAAAAAAAAGTGGTCAAAGCTTTTTTAAAGATGATTTATTCTTCATAGATCAGGAGCAGTTCTTCATGTACAAGCAGGATGGAGAATGGAATGCATACGATAGATATTGTTTCGTAGAGCCGTTAGAAGTTCAGGATTCATATATATATAAAGCTACATCTAAAGAGCCTTTAATGGGGGTAATGAGATATCCTAATGAATATCTAAAATCACAAGGGGTTTCTAATGGAGATAAAGTTTGTTTCACTCCGGAAAGCGAATACGAATTTATTGTTGATGAAAAGACTATGTATAGAGTTTATGATCACCAAATAACAATTAAATTATGATAAATACTTTAGATAATTTTTTAGATAAAGAAACCTATGATTCGACATATCAAAAACTATTAGATAATGACTTTATAGAAATATCATTAGGAGATAAGGATTTTCGTGTTCAGAATAGCGATAAGGATTTTAACGACATGATATTGAAAAAAATTTCTGTCATTGAAGGTGTTGAAAGAGAATGTCTTTTAGGATTTTTTAGAGTAGCAACAGAAGACTTTGATACTGATTGGAGAATACATGCAGACTCAAATGTAGGAGATATTAGTCCGGAAAGAGCACTTGTTCTATATATATCTCCATCCACCAAAAAAGGGCTACATGGAACTGCTTTTTGGAAACATAAGGAAAAGGGATATCAAATACCTGATGATTTTACTAACGAAGAGTTTGACAAGTTTCTTTTAGAGGAATCTAATAACTTAGATAGCTGGGAACTTCATTCAGTAATTGGGTATAGACCTAATCGAGCCCTTATGTATCCTTCTGTTTACTTTCATAGTAAATATCCTAATACAGGATGGGAAGGAGGAAGAATGGTGTATGTAATGTTTTATAAATAATTATATAACAATTAAATTATGAAGAACTCAAATGAATTAAGATTGGAGCTTGTAATAGCAGGAAGAAGAGCTGTTGAGGAGCTTATAAAAGTTGCTCAAGAAAAAATAGTTGGATATGACATTGAAGATGATTTGGCAGCAGATAAATTAAAGAATGCTGCAGCTGCTAAAAAATTAGCTATATTTGATGCGTTTGAAATACTTTCTAGAATTGATATTGAGGAGGATAATTTAAGAGAAGAGTCTGATAAAAAAGAAACTAAACCTAGTACAAGTGGATTTGCAGAAAAAAGAGCTAGAGGTTAAATTATATACAGTCCTAGAGGACTATATATCTGATTCGGTAATTAAGAGAAAGAATAAAAAATCTTCTTGGAATTACGGATATAACCAGGAATATGACATAGTGATAATATCTCGTGACGGAACATTGGGTGATATTATTAGTGTTAGTGGGTTAGTCATAGGTCTTCCTATGAAGCCTTTGCGTGCTAATATGAGAAGCACTAAACCTGAAAAACAATATTGGGAGAGAGAAGAATTACCAAGAGAATTATTTAAAATAAAGTCTATATTTCAATGGAATGATATGCACAGTTCATTCAAAGATAAGTGGGTTGAATATATTGAGACTGAATTTGATAATAGAGAGTTAGGTTATTGGTTTATGAATAAAGGTGAGTCTACCTACATAACAGGTTCTCATTACATGTACCTTCAATGGACAAATATAGATGTTGGTTATCCTGATTACCGAGAAGCAAACAGAATATTTTTCATATTTTGGGAAGCTTGTAAAGCTGATAAAAGGTCTTTTGGAATGTCGTATCTAAAAATTAGACGTTCTGGATTTTCTTTTATGGGTTCTTCTGAATGTGTAAATACAGGAACACTAGCTACAGATGCAAGGGTTGGGATATTATCAAAGACAGGTTCTGATGCAAAGAAGATGTTTACGGATAAGGTAGTTCCTATATCCAATAGACTTCCTTTCTTTTTTAAACCTATCCAGGATGGAATGGATAAACCAAAAACTGAATTAGCATTTAGAGTTCCTGCGTCTAAGATTACTAAAAAGAATATGGCTACTATAGCTGAAGAAAGTTTTGAAGGACTTGATACTACTATTGACTGGAAGAATACAGACGATAACAGTTATGATGGAGAGAAGTTACTTTTATTAGTTCATGATGAATCAGGAAAGTGGATTAAGCCAAACAATATTTTAAACAACTGGCGTGTAACTAAAACCTGTCTTAGATTAGGTAGTAAAGTTATAGGGAAGTGTATGATGGGTTCAACATCCAATGCATTAAGTAAAGGTGGAGATAATTTTAAAAAGTTATACGAGGATTCGTCAGTTACTTCCAGAAATAAAAACGGACAGACAAAAAGTGGCATGTATTCTCTTTTTATTCCTATGGAGTGGAATATGGAAGGGTTCATTGATATACATGGAATGCCTGTATTTAGAAATCCTAAAAAACCATTGTTGGGGGCTGATGGTGAGATGATAGAGATTGGAGCTATTGATTATTGGGACGCAGAGGTGGATTCACTAAAGGGTGACCCGGATGCTTTGAATGAATTTTATAGACAGTTTCCAAGAACGGAATCTCACGCATTTAGAGATGAAAGTAAGCAGTCATTATTTAATCTTACTAAGATATATCAGCAGGTAGATTATAACGAATCTTTAATTACTGATAGGCACGTTACTAGAGGGTCTTTCCATTGGAAGAATGGAATTCAAGATACAGAGGTTATATTTAGCCCTGATAAAAGAGGAAGGTTTTATGTTGGTTGGACTCCTAATAAGCATTTACAAAACAACATGATAACCAAGAATGGAATAAAATATCCAGGAAACGAACATATTGGAGCTTTTGGTTGTGATAGTTACGATATATCAGGTACTGTTGGTGGCGGTGGATCTAACGGTTCTCTTCACGGACTTACTATGTTTAGTATGGATGAAGCTCCTAGTAATGAATTTTTCTTAGAGTACATAGCTAGACCTCAGACAGCAGAGATATTCTTTGAAGATGTCCTTATGGCTTGTGTGTTTTATGGTATGCCGATACTTGCAGAGAATAATAAGCCGAGGCTTTTATATCATTTTAAGAATAGAGGGTATAGAGGGTTTTCTATGAACAGACCTGATAAGATATATAATAAGCTATCTAAGACAGAGAAAGAGCTTGGAGGGATACCTAACTCGTCTGAAGATATAAAACAAGCTCACGCAGCCGCTATAGAGTCATATATAGAAAAACACGTTGGATTTGATTTAGATGGAACTTATAGACCTAGTGATGAAGTTGGCTCTATGTTATTTAATAGAACATTGGAAGATTGGGCAAAGTTTGATATTAATAACAGAACAAAGCATGATGCTTCTATTAGCTCTGGATTAGCCGTAATGGCTTGTCAAAAGACATTATATACACCTCAAAAACAAGAGTCAAAAATAAGCATTACCTTTGCAAGGTATAGTAATGATGGAAATCGTAGCCAAATAATTAGATGAAAGAAGTAAAGATATCAGTAAATCCTCAAAGTTTCCCGAATCAGTTCGCTTCAGATGAAGAGAAAAAAACTGTTGAATACGGGCTAATGGTAGGTCAGACTATTCAATATGAATGGTTTAAAAACGACGGGTCAAGTTCAAGGTTTTATAACCAAAAAAAAGAATTTGCAAGATTAAGATTGTACGCAAGAGGCGAACAGTCAGTATCAAAATATAAGAATGAACTATCAGTTGATGGAGATTTGTCTTATCTAAATCTTGATTGGACACCCGTACCTATTCTACCAAAATTTGTAGACATTGTGGTTAACGGAATGTCTGATAGATTATTCAAAGTTAAAGTGTACTCTCAAGACGCAATGTCTCAAGAGAAGAGAGGTTCTTTTCAAGACAATATTGAAGGTCAGATGATTGCTAAACCTGTGTTGGAACAAATACAAAAAGATTCAGGAGTTGATCCGTTTACTATGGATCCAGATGAGCTTCCTAAAACAGATGAAGAACTATCTCTTTATATGCAGCTTAACTATAAGCCTGCAATAGAAATTGCAGAAGAGACGGCTATCAATACTATATTTGATGAAAATCATTATGATGATACAAGGAAAAGACTTGATTACGATGCTACTGTAATAGGAATATCTGTTGCAAAGCATGAGTTTCTTTCAGGAGAAGGAGTAAAGATTTCTTATGTTGACCCTGCTAATGTAATTTACAGCTATACTGAAGACCCTCATTTTAAAGATTGTTTTTATTGGGGTGAAGTTAAAACTGTTCCAATTACTGAGCTATTTAAGATTGACCCTACAATAACGAAAGAAGAGCTGGAGACAATATCTAAATCTAGCCAAAGCTGGTATGACCATTATAATGTTTCTCAGTTTCATGATAACGATATATTTCTAAGAGATACAGCTACACTTCTTTATTTTAACTATAAGACTACCAAAAAGATTGTCTATAAGAAAAAGATTTCTGATAACGGAAATGTTAAAATGATAGAGAAGGATGATAGCTTCAATCCACCTGAAGAAATGATGGAAGACGCTCAGTTTGAGAAGGTTTCTAAAACTATTGACGTTTGGTATGAGGGAGTTATGGTTATGGGTACTAACATTATGCTTAAGTGGGAAATGTCTGAGAATATGGTAAGACCAAAGTCTTCAGCTCAGCACGCTATTCCTAACTATGTGGCTTGTGCTCCAAGAATGTATAAAGGTAGTATTGAGTCTTTAGTTAGAAGGATGATTCCTTTTGCAGATTTAATACAAATTACTCATTTAAAAATACAGCAAGTAATTGCTAAGGTTGTTCCTGACGGAGTATTCATCGATGCAGATGGTCTTAACGAGGTAGACCTTGGTACAGGAGCTGCATACAATCCGGAGGATGCATTAAGGCTATACTTCCAAACAGGTTCTGTTATTGGTAGGTCTTATACTCAAGACGGAGAGTTTAACAACGCAAGAGTTCCAATTCAACAACTTACATCTAGCTCAGGAGCTAGTAAATTACAAATGCTTACAGGAAGTTATAATCATTACTTAGATATGATTAGAGCTGTAACAGGATTGAATGAAGCTAGAGATGGTTCTACTCCAGATTCAAATGCTTTAGTAGGAGTTCAGAAGCTAGCAGCTTTAAATTCAAACACAGCAACAAGACATATTCTTGAAGGAGGTTTATACTTATATAAATCTTTAGCTCAAGCATTAACTTATAGAGTTGCTGATATTTTAGAATACTCAGACTTCAAGGAAGACTTTATAAATAAGATAGGGAAGTATAATGTAAATATATTAGGGGAGATTTCTGATTTGTACATTTATGACTTTGGTATTTTTGTTGAAATTTCTCCTGATGAAGAACAAAGACAACAATTAGAACAAAATATTCAGATAGCATTATCTAAAGGAGATATTAATCTTGAGGACGCTATTGATATTAGAGAATTAAGAAATCTCAAGTTAGCTAATCAGCTTCTAAAAATGAAGCGTATTAAGAAGCAAGACAGAGAGGAAAAGATGCAGATTCAACAACAGTCTATGGTTGCTGCTCAACAACAACAGTCTCAGCAAATTGCTGCTCAATCAGCTATGCAGAAGATACAAGCTGAAACTCAAGGGAAAATACAAGTTAAACAAGCTGAAACTGCTTTTGACATTGAAAAGCTTAAAAACGAAGCTTCCTTGAAAGTGGAGCTAATGGATAAAGAGTTCTCTTTACAGATGCAGCTTAAGGGAGTAGAAGTTAATGCTGTAAAAGATAAAGAGGTTATGAAGGAGGATGCTAAATCCCAAAGAATAAGCCAACAGAGTACACAACAATCAAAATTAATCGAGCAAAGAAAAAATAATTTACCACCTGTCAATTTTGAATCTAACGAAGACAGCCTTGATGGCTTCGACTTCGCTGAGTTCAATCCTAGATAGTTATAATAAAATTTATGTATCTTTGCAAATAAAATCAT